CTCGACCGCCGCGTCACTTTGCGTGCGCGCCTTATCAATCAAGTAGGCGCCAATCGGACCTCGCAGAAAGTCCTCCACCACCCTACCAAACGTCGCCCACTCAACACGCGGGTCGCCCGGATCAAGCACCCTGCTGTCCCTGCTGACCTTGCGGATGCTGGCTCAGCAACTCTTTCTCAAGTTTCGCGTGCTCAACATCAATGAGGTGCTGGGCGATCATTTCGCGGCTGCTTTGCCCGTGCCGCATGGCCTCGGTCCGCAGCTTCGTTTCATTGGTCTCGCGAGTCGCCTGAAGCCGCGTACGGTTGGTATCTCGGGCGGTCTCGAGCCTCACGATGTTGGCCCCATCCTTGTTCTGCAACTTGATCCCGGCCTGCTGCAAGCCTTTCTTCAGGGCCTGGTTCTCTTGCATGAGCTTCGCCACTTGAGGATCGACGCCATCGATCATGAATCGGCTCCCATCCTGATATCCGGTCAGACCAAACATCTCTTTGGCAATTTCTTTGAGGTCCATTCCCGGGGGCTGGCTGCGGGCAATCTGTGCAAAATTCATGACGCAGTAGACAAACCGCTGCAGTTTCATGACCGGGTCTGTCGCCCCCATGCCGACATGCACGCTTAACGTCAACTCCTTCTCAAGCAGCGCATCAGTGACCTGTGATACGCCGTAGCGCTGAAAAACCTGCGCCTTTTGCCCAGCAATACCTAGGATCACCGTGTCAGTCTCGTAGTGCTGCTCCAGTAGCATGATGTGCCGCAGCACCGGCTGCACAAACGTCTCCGTGTAGGTCTTCAACATGTACTCAGTCAACATGTTGGATGGTGCCTGCAACATCCGCATGGTGTTGCTCGACTCCCTGGGCGTGCGCGCTGTGTTAACCTGCAACGGGCTGAAATTGCCAGCGATGTCATTAAAATCGCCGTCAATCCGGTCTTGTTCGAGATAGGCTGACTGCGTCACATCCTGCCAGTTCATCTCGTGCACATCATTTTCCGGATCATCGACCAGCGTGATGCGACCCGGAACGTTGCGGACCAACGAGGCCAGATCCACGTTTTTCCCACGTTTAACCAGATAGGCCTTATTCAACACGAACTTGACATTGTCTGACCTCTGGTTCTGCACATCGTTGGCCTCCTCCTGCAACCCTTTCAACAGCGTGGGTAAGCTATTGGGGATCGGCTTGTGCGTCTCAAGCAGAGCCCGACCCATCACATAGGGTCTGACACCGTGCCAGACCGTATCGGTCAAGCGCTCCGGCTTGGTCAAAAGCCTTTCGCTGGCGAGCGTGAAGAACTCCCAGTCCTCTCCCTTCCAGCGGTGGATATGCCGATGTACCCAGACAATGTCGTAGTCACTGACATCGCGCTTCTGCTGCGCTGGGTCCTGGTGGTATCCCACACGCGCCTGCCGTGTTGAATCATCGGCGTTGTCGGTGCGGGCAAACGCTGCGGAAGCCGGATACTCCTTCCAGCGCCGCCCTTTCGGATCCGGGAAGCGCATCCGATCCTTCACATCCGTCCAGTACATGGGGATCAGATGAATCAAGTAGGGCGAGGTGTTGATCGGATCGAGCCAATGCGCGCTCGGATCCAGGCGTAGATTCTCAATGGGCACCAGATCCACGACCGGGGTGTCTTCCCGGCTCAAGACGTTACCCGCATCGTTGTAGCGCTCCTGAAAGCGCCAGTACACGTGCGCGATCGCAGCACCTTGCACCTGGGCGTCCTGGATCCCCCCCATCATGATGAGGAACCACGGAATGGATTTCGTCAGCCGGTAGCGCAACACCTGTTCCATAATGTCCGCCGAGATCCGCTCCTCCTTGATGCTTTCATTCAAAGGGGTCACGGACAGCAACTCCAGGTTGCTGAAATAGGCAGCAGCAGCCGCCGCCTCATTCTTTCTGATGACGCTGCGGGTCTTCGGACGAAAGAGGTTTGAGCGCTTCTTGAACAGATCCGAGTTGTACTTGCTATCGGTCGGGTGCTGGTTATTGAAGGCCCGGATGCTGTCTTCCCAGAAGCGCCTGTAATTCGAATCAACGTACGTCGTCGAGAACCGGTAGGCATCCTTGGCCCGATTCAACCAGTTTGGTTGTCGTTCCTCGCTTCCACTACCTTCCTCAACCTCCATACCACCATCTTCACCCTCCTCGCCCGGCTCCCACGGTGTTGAGTCACCGGCTGGGGGGTCAGAAATGTGCGGGGGCTGCGGTCGCCACGGAGTGGATTGCGGCATCTAGGTGAAGTTACGATCCTGTTTGCGCTTCCAGTGCGGCACTGTGGGAGGCGTACCGTCCCACGGGCCCCGGGGTAAACCAAAGGCCTCGAGCAATTCGCCCGCTGCCATGACGGCGATATGCCCCATTTGTTTCGGCGTCCCGGGCTTCAGAAGTGTCGAAAATCCCTCCCGACCAATTACGCGCGTGACCTCACTGGCAATGGCCAGATGACGGATCACGAGCGACCGCCCTTGAAATCCAACAATCCAAGGGTGATTGGGGTATGCCTTCTGAAGAATTGCGCCAATCTCCAGCGCCAATTCCATATCGGAGACTTCGTCCGCGTCACCAAATTCCAGTATCTTGAGGGTGGCTGCGTTATCCAATTGCGGCCCTCACGGCGGAGCCGATTGACCGGATCTGTAAATGCCGGTCGATCCCATATCAGTGGAGTCGAAGAATCGAACTCCCCCGAATTGATACACCCGGTGGTCGGGGGCAAAAAACTCGGAACCCCAGGCCCTGGCGACCAGCTCAAACAGGCTGAACGTTCGGGTGGAAACCGGGAGCCCCAAAGAGGACGGAAGTGGTGATGGCATGTTTATAGACTCGGTTCGATCTCTTGCGCAAAGCGCGCCATGGCCTGTTGATCTCGCAATTCACGTAGCTCGCCGGCCATACGCTTGATCGCGTTATAGAGGAAGTAGTTTCCGCTGCGGAAGGACTCCTCCAGTGCACGCTGAATGTCCTCGGTGGTCATCGGTTGCATGGTGTTCTAAATGTCCCAAGCTGCATGTAACCCCCCAACTCGTTACGGGTACCCGGATAGGGAATCGCTCCTGTGACAGGCCAGTCTTTCATTGCTGCGACGTGGTACCACGCCACCCCACGATTGCGACCGTAATCACTGGGGATCTTCGCTCGTAAGTCGTACACCGTGCCCGGAGGCAACTTTTTACGAGCCATCTCGTGCAACATCTCGATGTGCCGAGGCATGTCACGCTCAAACTTGTCGATCGATGCCCGACCCAGTTCCAGGAGGGTGACGCGTTCATTGACATTCTCAATGGCGTTGCCACACTCACCAAAGTTAGGATTGTCCTCCGGAGAGTCGTAGCTCACTTGTACCGAGCCATCTTCGAGGACGAAATACTTTAAGCTCATACCTGCATCCATTTACCGCCAAGCTAAACGTGCTCAGGTTCCAATGACGACTGATCAACATGAACCGGCGCAACCGGCTCGATGTCATAGATGCGCGATGCCGCATCCACCAAATCTTTGAGCCCGCCAAACGGAAAGTATGAAATCTGGAGTCGAAAGCGCTCCGTCACGTCATACACATTGTTGTGCTCGTCCTGACGACGAATTTGTCGCGCGAGGCGATATTCATAGCCTTGCGCCACCATGCGCTGCTGCAGACTCGTGAGGCGGCGATCATCGGTTGGATAAGGCAGGTAAAAGCGGTGCCCTCGGATGTCAGGCACCAGGCGTTGGACGCGATCCTTCTTGCTTCCCTCACCCTCGCGCGGCCAGTCCAACTCTGTGATCTCGAACCGACAGCCTTCAATGCGTTGCCGCTCATGGAAGTAGTCGAGATCCGCAATCGCCCCAAAACGCTCGTAACCGACCCGGATACCCATGACGCCTGCGGCATCGGACCACTTGCCCCACAAGTCCCGCATCCAACGCCAGCGCTCCATCAAATCCATCTTGTGGTCGACGCCATCCAACAGGTATTTGTTGGCGGCTGCATCGACCCCAAGAATCACCATCGCGGTGTTGGCGCTGTCCTTTTTGACCGAACGGGCCGGGTCAATCAGGAGATACACCATCAAAGTCAGCGGACGTGCCTCATACACCTGCAGGTCATTGACATCGAACATGCGCTGCTGACCGGCCAGCGGATTGCAGAGCATTTGACAGGCAAGCGTGCTTTCGAGTTGGTTCTTCTTCTTCAGATCCCACGCTTCCTGCGTCAGCAGGACCGGCTTACCCTCAGGTGTCCCATCCTCTGTTGCGGGGTAGATGCGCGGGGTTGCAGCGCCCTTCTTGATGATCTCAGAATAGGTGTCCGCATAATGGTAGCGAGTACCGACATACCATTTTCTTCCGCCAATGCTGCCTAAGTTATCCGAAAGCGACCAGGCCTCGGTCGTCTTCTGGATCTGCTCCGGGGTGTAGACCGAGGTGTCGGTTACGACATCATCGTAGACCAGGAGTTTGAAGTGTTTCGAGGTCGGCTGTCCATCCACCAGACCGTGCGCCTCGATCGTGCACACGTTCGGGTTGCTCTCGCGCTTGACGATGATTCCGTTGTCTAACGACCAGGACGGTGACTGTCGCTCAGGGTCCTCGTACAGGATGTCCGGAAAGAGCGTTTTCAGGACCTGATTCGCTTCGAACTCGCGCTTGATCGCGCCGAGAAAGGCCTTGGCAATTGGCTTTGTATGGCTGAAGAGACCTACGGTGATATCCGGATCTCGCAGGATTTCCTGAATTGACCCGGCGATCGTGATCAGCGTCGACTTGAAATGCTCCCGGCTCCAGATGTCGATGTAGCCATCCGGTGCAGCCTCAACTTCTCGACAGCGGGCGTACACCCATGGGTGTAGCGCGTCCTTGCGCCTTAGAACCTTGACCAACAAGTAATAGCGGTCGGTTCTAATTAACTCGCGAATGGCCTTCGGGCCCTGGCTCTCCAGATCCTTCCAGGCTTGAAAGAGCCTGTCGGAAAAATGGGGCCATTCGAGCGCGGACGGCTGCACGCAATTCCTCACTGCCAATCAGTGTCAGGGCGTTATCCAACTCGGTGCTCACATCAATCTTCTTGACCGGCCGTCCATCGACGGTATCGCGGATGAAGACCGCAGCTGTTACATCGCCGGTCTTGGCGCGCCCAATGAGCGCTTGAGCGATGTACAGAGCATCTTCGGGCTTCTGAGTCAGTTCACGACGTAACGCGGCCTCGATGAGCTTTTCTTTACTCGCGTTGCGATTTCCAATAGGTGCTCCCATGATTTACTTCCGCTTGTTTCGCGCAACGACTGCGTCGGCCTGTTTGATAGCGCTTTCCTCCGATGCTCCGCTCGCAAGCGCACTATTCGATACATGTGCCCACTGCCTTTTTTTCTTCGCAGTGTCGGCTTTCTTTGTGTGACGCTTCGCGTCCTTCGGAGCCCAAGGCATATCTAATACCGCCGTTACCCTGTACGTGCCCACTGTTTGTTTGTTTCGTAGTTACGCTGGAGACTGACATAGTCCGACTGATACGCATCCGGGTCCGTCATGGGCGGGACGTCATACCAATCAGCCCCGCTTTTTCCCTTGAACTTCTTTTTCATCCTCTTCCATGCGGGGGATAGAGGCGTCCCATCCAGGGTGTCTTTCCCCTTGCCCGCACGAGCTTTAGCCGGTTTCCGTGACACAACCGGCTTAGTCTGTTTTGGTGACATTGATGCACTTCATTCAAACTTCGATTTAACGCCAATCACACCGCTTTCAATCGTCTTGCCCTTCATCCTGGACTTGATCGCCTTTTGTGCCATCTCATCGGCCACGTGACGCATGTGAGCACCGGTTGCCTGCCGCTCCTCCTTCGCAGTCAGCTTCTTCTGCAACTGGCCACCGACACGTTCCACCGCAGAACCCCCTCGGTGTCCGGGAACTTTGGCGCCAGATCCGAAACGCTTCTCGATGGTTCGATAAGAGTCACTCCGTGCCATCTTCCTCATCTCCAGGTTCGTAGTTCATGGGGTCGTTGAAGCCCATCGGGCTCGACTCGTCATCGTCATCAAACGGATCCCAGATCCAATCGATGAACTCAGGGTGTGCTAATGCTGACATTGGCAGAGGGTGGATCTTGCGTGGCGGACGCATCCCCGGCCGAGACCACGGGATTGATACCGGCTGCGTTATCGTAGCCTGCGTCATACACTGCGCGCAGGCCGGCAAAGTGACTCACGGGAAGTGAAGACTTGTAGATCGCCTCAAGATCACTGTCGGTCATTGGGCACCTTCTCTCAGTTCAGGTTTCTTCAATTGCCGCTTAATTGCCTGCACGGCGTATTCAAACATCAGGTCAAACCGCGAGGTAAAATCATCGGGGCGTAGAAGGGTTTCGGTCGCGTAAACGGTATCGGACGTCTGAACCTCAAGACGCATCTTGTGCACATCGCCGCCGCGCGCTAGTTCCCATGAAGACGGCTCGATGCGCACCAGAATGCGCCGGATCGGCGCCGTCAATCATCACCGTGATAGTTCTGATACCCCGTGTATCCCGTGATAGGACCATAGGCGTTGGAATAACGCTTGAGATAGAGATTCAGCCGGGCCGGCAGATTCGGATTGTTTCGATGCTCGATCGTGGCGTCGAAATCATAGTCTCCGCTCATGACGGGCACATCCCGCCAGCCCTTCGGGGCCATGGAGTGGCAGCCTCGGTGTGCGAGGCGATGCATGTCAGTTGGACGCATGGATTATCGCCGTGGTGCTAAAGCCTTCAAGACGCGGGAGACGCACAACCGCTTGTACGTATTGCGCGCCCTCATCGGATTGATCCTCACCCCGGATGAGGACGTCCGGGCGCAAGGCTGTGATCAAAGGAACCGGGTCACCATGGAAAGGCACGATCGCATTGGCGAGTCCCGTCACATACAGATTCCGCAGACGCGATTCCAGCGGGATGATCGGCCGCCCTTGGCCCTTCAAGGCCCGCACGGATTCATCCGTGTTGATTGCGACGATCAACCAACTGCATTGCTCGCTGGCTTTCTGCAGAAAGAAACGATGTCCCGCGTGCAGTCCGTCAAAGACACCGTTGGTGAATCCGACCCTCATCCCTTGGGGATCTTTCGTGTCTTCGCTTTGTCTGGAGTCATTTTGGAACCCTTCTTCGGGTGCGCCTTCTGGACCTTCGGCTCACCGGAAGCGGGCCCATACACCGTTTTGTAGGTCTGTCGTCCCATATACTCCACCTATTGAGGACTTACCTCAGGGCAGTATCTCTAACAGCTTCGCTTTCGAACACACCGCCGTGCCAACTTCCCCGACTGCAAAACCGGCGGCATAAGTGGCAATCCGGGCCGCGCTTGCGAGATCACCTCCCACGCCGAGAGTAGCCGCAACCACCGCCACAACGACATCGCCTGCTCCGGTGACGTCGTAGACGTGCCGGGCTTGGGCGGGGATGTCAAGAAAGTCACCTCGTTGCCACAGTCGAATCCCTTCGGAACCGCGTTTTTCAAGCACTGGCGTAAATGAGATCCCGATCGGGCCATCGGCCAGTTCGCGGGCGTTCGGGCACACGACCGCACAACCGTGATACTTAAACCAGTTGCGCCCCTTCGGATCGACCACGACCGGCACTCCCCAACTCATGACTCGCTGACATATCTCTTCAGTCAGCATGCCTTTCGCGTAGTCGGAGAGCACAGCGACATCAACATCCGGGCGATCGCAGGGCACCACATTTGCGTCTGGATCGCAAAGCTGGTCTTGGTCGATCCGGAATACCGGATGATGCCCAACAAGATACCGGTGCTTGATTGATGGCGGACCGGAAAAGCTCGTGGTCACC